GGACAGGTGACTCATCACTTACAATATCTGACAAGACAGTCACCAGTAATGTTGCAGACGGTACAGTCACCGGCACGAGATCCTGTAGCGGAACAATAAAAGTCAGCGCGACCTTTGCTGATGGTGACAAAGAAATACAGCTACTAAGCATATTAGTAGACGATAAATGAGCAAAGGCACTCGACCAAGGAAGGTCAACAAATCCACTTATAAAAGCAATAAGACATCAAAGAGCAAGGGCAATGGCAGCGACACGCGCACAACTAAACCGCAAAGTTAGAAAAGACGCGCTCAGAGAGCAGTTGCAAGCGCAGGGTCACGTTCAGCATGTCGTTGATATATTACATCTGCTTGGCGATCCAAACGCTGTTTTAGAGGAAGAGATGCTAGAACGCTACAAGGTGGTATTAAATGCCAAGTTTAAGCTAATTAGTAAGTATCTAGGTGATGATAAATCAATCGAAGTCACGGGAGATCCAGAGTCGCCATTGTTGACAGGAATAGCCATTGAGTTCATTGGTAACAACACAGATACCTGAAGTCTTTCGGCCCCTGTTTGAGCCGCATCGGTACAAAGTTTATTGGGGTGGTCGAGGCGGCGCTAAATCCTGGGCCTTTGCAGATGCTTTGCTCATACAGGCTGCACAACGACCGCTGCGGATTCTCTGCGCTAGAGAGATGCAGAGATCAATCAAGGACTCTGTTCACTCTTTGTTGAAGGATAGGATTAACGCATTAAGTCTGTCTGGTCATTATGAGGTATTGCAGAACGAGATAAGAGGCGGCAACGGATCATCAATAATTTTTGCTGGCCTATGGTCAAATCCTGAGTCCTTGAAGTCTGTTGAAGGCGTTGACATCTGCTGGATCGAAGAGGCTAACACGGTCAGCGAGTCGAGTTGGTCAACACTGATCCCAACGATCCGAAAGAAAGGCTCAGAGATATGGGTAAGTTTTAACCCTAAGTTGAAGACTGATCCAGCCTATCGACGCTTTGTCTTGAATCCACCTGAAGGCGCAGTTGTCAAGAAGGTCTCATGGCGTGATAACCCTTGGCTAACGGATGTGCTGATCTCTGAGATGGAACACTTGAAAACAAGCGATTACGATGAGTATCAACACGTATGGGAAGGCGAGTTAAAGAATTTTGCTGACGGTGCTATTTATGCCAATCAGTTGAAGTCAGCTAAAGACGAGGGGCGAATTACGAAAGTGCCGATTGAGTCTGTGCCTGTTTATACGTTTTGGGATTTGGGAAGAAACGACTCCACAGCAATATGGTTTATGCAACGCATAGGCTTGCAGAATCGGTTCATTGATTACTATGAACATCGGTTAGTCGATCTTGATCATTACGCCAAAATCCTCAAGGACAAGGGTTATCTCTATGGAGAGCATTACTTGCCACATGACGTTGAAGTCATTGTTCTAGGTGCAAGTAATCGATCCAGAAAGGTCATGTTAGAGGATATGGGCGTTTCACCGATCGAAGTAGTGCCAAGAATAGCCAATTTGAACGAAGGCATTGAGGCAACCCGACAATCCTTTGCAAGCTGTTGGTTTGATGAGGATCGGTGTGAACAAGGCTTATCAGCATTAGCTAACTATCAGTATGTGTTCGACGAAAAGTTTGACACATTCCGACAAGTACCACTTCATAACTGGGCATCCAACGGTGCTGATGCGTTCAGACAGTTCGCGCAAGGCTTCACAGCAGACGATAAACATAAACCAATAGAATTCAAAACAGAATGGTAAGAAAGCCTAAGCAGCGAGATACGATTATTACTGAAGCCCTTGAGCGATTTGATCGTTCTGAATCAGCCGAGCATCACAACCGTGAAATGTGGCTAGAAGACATGCGTTTTGTTCACGATGAAGATTCGCAATGGACTCAGGAATCGAAGGATAAGCGTAAGGGTCGCCCATGTATGACCTTTGACAAGGTGTCGCAAGCGATTGACTCCATGATTGGTGATCAGCTTATCAACTCGCCATCCATCAAAATACGTGGCTTTGAAGACGATGATGCCGACACGGCGGAGATATACACGGGCTTGATACGCTCAATTCTAAATAAGCAAGAAGCCGACAGAGCGCAGAAGACAGCCTATAAACACGCTGTAACAGGTGGTTTCGGGGTCATGCGAATCCTTAACGACTACGCTGATGATGAGTGTTTCGATCAAGACATCATGTTGAAGGCGGTTGAAAACCCATGTTCTGTATACTGGGACGCAGATGCAAAGTTAGTGACGAAAGAGGACGGAATGTTCTTCTTTATTGTTGACGATATGCCAAAGGCCGAGTTTGAACGTGCTTACCCAAAAGCCTCCGTCACGCAATCAGACAAATTTTCAGGTGTGGGTGATAGCAGCCAATGGTTCGGCAAAGATAACATCCGAGTAGCAGAGTATTTTCGCAAAGTGCCAAAGAAGCGCACCATCTATCAATTGGCTGATGGTTCTGTTGTTGACGAACCGCCGGAACTCGATCCAATGGGTCAAGTTCCTGAATTTAGAGCAAGAGAAGTTGACGGATTCAAGATTGAGATATTCAAAATCACTGGCTCAGAAGTCCTGGAAGAAAGTGAATGGACGGGTAAGTATCTGCCGATTATTCCGGTCTTTGGCAAGGTTATTAATATCAACGGTGAGTTCAAATATCGTGGAGCTGTCAGAAAAGCGAAAGACGCGCAGCGAACATACAACATGGAACGATCGAATTACATTGAGACAGTGGCGCTACAGCCTAAACAACCTTACTTAGTCACAGGTGCAATGCTCAAGGGCCATGAGAAGCAATGGTCAGAGATGAATACCTCTAATCGACCAGCTCTTACCTACAACTTAGATCAAGGCATGAGGCCCACAAGAGAATCGCCGCAGATGGCACCACAGGGCTTGCTAACGGGTCTACAGATATCCTCCGACGACATTAAGTCAGCGACAGGTAAATATGATGCTTCGCTAGGCGCACGATCCAATGAAACGTCCGGTGTTGCCATACAAGCTCGAAAAGCTGAAGGCGATGTTGGGTCTTATGAATACATTGATGAGCTTGTTAGCGCCCTGGAATACGCTGGTCGCATCATGATAGATCTTATTCCAAAAATCTATGATACGCAGCGACAGATTCGTATTTTAGGCGATGACGATAGCGAAAAAGTCATGCAAATCAATAAAGCTAAACGTGACCTAATCACAGGTGAAATCGTTACTCAAAACGATCTAAGTCGCGGCAAGTATGACGTTGTGGTTGATACGGGTGCCTCATACGCAACTAAGCGCATCGAGACAGCATCTCAGTTAAGCGCGGTCATGGCTCAGAACCCACAATTAGGCATGCTTGGCGCTGACATGTGGGCTAAGTCGCTCGATTTGGTTGGTGCTGATGAGTTCATCAAGCGTGTTAGAGCAATGTTAATCAAGCAGGGTATTGCAAAACCGACAGAGGAAGAGCAAGCCGAGATGCCGCAGCCAAATCAGCAGCAAGTGCAGATGCAACAAGCTCACATGCAGTTAGAAATGGCAGCGAAAGAAGCCGATATCAAAGAAACTAACTCTAAAGCAGATCTAAATTCTGCTAAGGCGATGATGGAACAGGCTGAGATGAGCGTAATAGCCGGTGAACAAGCGCAATTAAAACAGCAGGTTCAGCAGTTAGCAGCAGCACTACAAAGCATGCAGCCTCTTTAACTCGTTCAAAAAACGCATTCAAGTAAAACCCTAAGCCGCTTAATTGCGGTTTTTTTATGCCTACTCGTTGGCTCTAACGAGGAACAATCGTGGAGAACGATACTCATGTCAGATGAAGAAGCAACCGAAGTAGTGGTTGAGGATACTCCTGTATCTACGGAAGGTGGATCAGCCGTTGAAGAGATCACACAAGAAGCCAATGCTGAACAGGCAGAGGTATCCGATGAACCGCAAGCGGAATCGGACGGTGAAGATACTACCGAGGATAAAGAGGTCAAACGCAACTCTGTCCAGAAACGTATTAAACAACTCACATCGCAAAAACGTGAGATGACTGAAAAGCTGGATGCACAAGAACGTATGCTTCAGCAATTCAGGACACAGAACACTAACGAGGCACCAATATCACGGCCTAATTTAGAGCAGTTCGATTATGACGAACAACGCTTTAATGCTGCTGTGGATGAATACAATCAGAAGAGTACGCAACGCACTATTCACCAAGCGTTAGCCGAGCAACAACGGTTTCAGACAGAAGCAGTACGTCAGGAATCGAATCGGTTAGCGGTTGAGCAGTTCTCAGAGAAATCTAATGAATTTGCAATTGAGCATGCTGACTATTTTGAAAAGGTTCAGTCTCCGAATTTCGTCGCGGCGTTTAAGTCTGCTCCGGTGTTGCAAAAAGCAGCACTTCAGACAGACAACGCCCCAGCGGTACTGTATCACCTAGCTCAAAACCCTGATTTAGCCCAAGAACTCCGAATGTCAGACGAGTTCACAGCAGCAATGCAAATAGGCCGTATTTCGGAAAAGCTAGGTTCTCCCGTTCTTGCAAAAACAAACTCAAATGCGCCCACCCCCATTAGGCCCGTAGGCAATACCGCATCGGTCAATAAAGACCCTAGCGATATGTCACCGGACGAATATGCGCGGCACAGGGGCTATAAAAAATAGTTAACAGGAATCCAAAACAATGAGTAATACAATACTAACCCCTTCGGTTATTACAAAAGAAGCACTTGCAATACTGCACCAGAAGCTGAACTTCATCGGCAACATCACCACTGAATATGATGATCGTTATGCGAAAGAAGGCGGCAAGATTGGTAACGATCTGAAGATTCGCCAGCCAAACGAATTTACCGTTCGTTCAGGCGCTGCACTGTCGGCGCAAGACGTTACAGAACAAGCCGTGACAATGACGGTAGACACGCAAAAAGGAGTCGATATCAATTTTAGCTCAGAAGAGCTAACGCTTCATATTGACGAGTTCAAAGATCGTTATATTGAACCAGCAATGTCTGTACTGGCTGCCACAATGGAATCAGACGCTTTGACGATGGTCAAAGACGTTTATAACTTTCACGATGGTGTCGGTGCGGGTATGAGCCTTTCAAATGCTAACTATGGTCGTAAACTTCTGGCGGATAGTTTAGCTCCAACGGGTATGCGATCAATGCTGCATAACACTCAAGGTGTTGTTGATTTTGTCTCTGATACTAAGGGCAACTTTAACGATCAGTCTGCAATTGCTAAGCAATACCGCGAAGGTGCGCTAGGCCGTATCGCTGGCTTTGATCACTTTGAAAACACGCTTGTTCCTGGTCACACCACGGGTACAGCAGTTGAAGGTGATACTTCGTACAACATCAACGGCGCGTCTCAGTCTGGGTCAGCAATAACGGTTGATGGTGGCTCTACTACCTTCCTCAAAGGCGATATCATTAGCATCGCTGGCGTGTTTCGTGTTCACCCAGAAACTAAGGTGTCTACAGGCGTTTTACAGCAGTTTGTCATTACTGCTAATTCAGGTACTTCAGCCACAAGTTTAGCTATCTCACCGGCTATATCAGCGGCTGGTGGACGACAAAACGTCAGTGCTGTACCGGCTGATAACGCAGCGGTTAACAAAGTTGGTGGCGGCGCGAATGCTACGTGGCAAGAAACGTTGGCATTTCAGAAAGGCGCGTTTGCATTCGGTTCAGTTGACCTTATCAAGCCTGACGGTGTGCATTTCTGTGCTCGTGAGGTTATGGATGGTCTATCAATGCGGATCATTCGTGACTACACCATCTCTGACGACAAGTTCCCATGTCGTATTGATGTGATGTACGGCTTTAAAGCCATTCGTCCACAGCTTGCTGCTCGTATCGGAATCAATTCCTAATATGGCAACGGCTCAAGACGTTATTGACCGCGCAACTTCACTCTTACGGGTGAGGTCTGCGGGTGTCAGTTTTGTGACTGATGATTCTTCGATGAATGGTGAGGTTTTCGCCATTCTTCAGAATCTAATTGCTGAATGGGCGGAGAGTGGAACGTTATCTATTCCCGCTCCTTCAGCGGCTACTGCAACGCTCGATGTCAGTGACGGTACGATTCGCGGGTTAGCTTATGGCCTTGCGATTGATGCTGCCTCTGCTTTCGGGCGTTCAGTAACACCAGAAGTTGTGATGGTTGCGTCAGAAACAAAAGACCAATTAGAAGCAAACAACGCAATCGAAATTTCAATCACGCATGAGCCTTTTTTAACCAGCTCATCGCGTTATAACGTGAACAGCGACTGATGATTACACCTTTACCGCTTGACACTAACTATCAGTCAACCCGTCTGCCGTCTGAATCACAGACGACCCTGAACTTGTTCCCTCACACAGGAAACGGATATAGACCATTCCCTGGGTTAAAGGTGTTCTCGCGATTTAACGCGCAGATTGAGGCGCTGGATGCGGCAGATGGCGGCTTGAATGCGGCTGATGGAACGCTTTTTACGGCGTATATAGCGGGTGGCAATGATCGCGGTCAAGCGTTAATGAGAGATGCGCTCTACGTGGTATCTGGGCCATCGTTGTTCAAAGTTGAGTCAGCGGGTAGCGGCTCATTCATTGGCGTAATAGAGGGGACAGTTCCTGTCACGATGGCGACCAATGGCACTCAGCTCATCATTGCTGCGGGTACTTACAAATATGTTTATACACTTGCTAATGGTCTTCAGGCAATTACTGATAGTGATTTAGATGATGCATATACCGTAGCCTATTTAGACTCACGCTTTATTTATGATCAGCCAGACGGTGAATTTGTCGCCTCTGACTTAAACGATGGAACGTCGATTGATCCGTTATATTTTGCGGAAGCCGAAGCCTTTCCAGACAATATATTAGCTGTTTATCCACTAAATCAGTTGATTTACATGCTAGGTGAGACATCAACAGAGGTCTGGTATACATCCGGTGTTGGTGTGCCTCCATTAGATCGCCAGGCAGTGCTAGAGCATGGGCTAATGAGTCGGTATGCAGTGGACTCAATAGACGACAGTTTATATTTTGTTGACCATCACAGAAGGCCGGCAGTGGTCGAAGGCGCTCAATACTCTCCGCTGATTCTATCAGGCTCGATGGCGGCTACTTGGGATGAATATCCCGAATCAGCAATGGACACAGTGCGTGTTGCTTGTTACTCGCACGAGCTTGAGAATTTCATTGATTTCATCTTTCCAAAAGTTGACAAGGTTTGGACATTTCACGAGCCTTCACGACAATGGTTTGAAAAAAGTCTTACTACATCCTCTGCGATTAGAGCGTTCGGAACGACTCTGCTGGCTGGCACTAAGAACGCGACGATGTACGAGCTTGATGGCTTTGTAAATGATGAAGCTGTCGTTGAGCGTACAAAAGACACGGGCCTGATTAACGCCGAAACATTTGGTGCTCCTGGTCGATCGATGACACTCAACAGCTTATACATTGCGTATGACGCGCCAAGTGAAGTAACGGTGCATGTCTATTTCTCTAAAGACCTGATTGAATTTAAAAATCCGCGCACATTTACCTTATCGGGAAATGGCAGAAAAAAACTTACTTCCTTTGGCATGTTCAATGAAGGAATTATCAGAATCGTAACTTACGCAACGACAAAACTTGATATTTTAAGTGTGTCGGCTGACGTTGAATTTTTGGATGAATAAATAAATGACAACTACACTTTCGCAAACAGGTAGTGAAATCCAGGTTGATTTGAATGCTGTCGAGGATGGCAATATAGGCTTAACCTCGATCACTGATCTATCAGACACCACAGTAACAGCAGCCAAAAAATCGGGCTATCATTCACTGCAAGCATCATCCTCAAACGCGCCATCATCGGATAGATCGGTCATTATTTCAGCGGTGCGAAATACCGCTGCGTCAGGACAATTACGATACGGTCAGGTGGTGTTAACAGAATCTAACAAGCTTTTTTTCAACACAGACGATGGCGGAGTGCTTGGTACTTGGCGGGAGGCGGTAAGCACGGCGGGAGGTCAAACACTCACGAACAAGACAATTACGGGCGGCGCGTTAAACATCAATACAATCTCTGAGCAGTCGTCGGCCTCTGGCGTAACGATTGACAGTGTTTTGTTAAAGGATAATACCGTATTGGCTGGCACGCTAACAGTTGGTGCTGGCTCAATCACGGACAGCTCTGGCGCGATAAACTTCGGTAATGAAAATTTAAGCACGACAGGAGCGTTAGCAGGCGGAGCACTAGCGATCAGTGGGAATGTAGATGTAGGCGGGATCATAGAATTTGACGCTATATCAGGCACCGGCTCAGTAACGATAACGGATATTGTTGATGAAGATAACATGGCTAGTGACAGCCCCACAAAACTAGCAACTCAACAATCTATTAAAGCCTATGTAGACGCGCAAGTAGATACTGCTGATACTCTTTCGGAAGTTCTTGCCCTTGGTAATACCACTGGCGGGACGGACATCGCCACAACCACAACTGACAAGGTCCAATTCCGAGATTCGGCCATATATATTCATAGCTCGACGGACGGACAGCTCGATATAGTAAGTGATGGAGAGGTACAGATTGCAAGCAATGTCGATCTTAATGGTACTTTGGATGTCAGCGGCACTGCATTAGTTACAGGCGTTCTAACCACAACAGCTACGCAAGTAGCAACGGGTGGAATTACAAGTGGTTCAAATATTGTTTCAGACACAGACAGCACAGACGATCTTGGTACAACCAGTGTTCGTTGGGCTAACTTGTTTGTTGATGGTATTACTGCAACTGATCAAATAACAGCTACTGGATTTACAGGAACACTAGACGGTATTCTTGGATCTGGTGCCGCTGCTGCTGCAACTGTAACAACCCTTGATACAAGTGGTGCAGTTAACTTAAATCTTGTTACTGACTCAAGTAGCTCAACTTCAGGCGCTTTGATTGTTGACGGTGGTGTTGGTATAGCTAAAAAGTTGTACGTTGGCACAGACTTAGACGTAGACGGCACAACAAACCTAGACGTTGTAGACATTGATGGTGCTGTGGACATGGCAAGCACTCTTGGCGTAACAGGAGTAGTAACAGCCAACGCAGGTGTAGTGGTAGATAACATTACTATTGATGGTCAAGAGATTGATGTCAGCTCTGGTGATTTAACAGTAGACGTAGCAGGAGACATCATCCTTGATGCTGGTGGTGCGGAGGTTAAACTCAAATCTGGTGGTACACAATTTGGAGATATTTATACATCATCCAGCAATTTATATATTCAAAGCTCTATTTCAGATAAAGACATAAAATTTGAAGTAAACGATAACGATAACATAATCACCGCTCTTACTTTAGATGGTATAAATGCAGGTGCGGCTACGTTTAATAGCCACATAACAGCAGGCGGTGAAGTTAGAACAACAAACGTAAATACTGCTACTTCCACTGGCACTCTAACAATGTACGGTGGAGCTGACAACAAAGGCGGTACGATTGAGTTATCAGGTGGCAACAACACGGGCGCGACTGGCTCAGGTATTGTCTTTAAAACTGGTGCATCAACAGCAAACCCAACAGAACGAATGCGTATTGATAAAGACGGCAACGTGATTGTCGGGAAGGAAGGGTCGTCCGATCCAGATGCGACCTTACGTGGTGCTAATTCCGTTGCCGGATATACGAATGATAATGGTGGAACGTTAACGATCAAATCCGGTATTGGAACGGGTACGGGCAGCGCAGGACTAAGTTTTCATACGTCAGCCGGAGGATCATCTGGCACCAGCTTAAATTCAACGGTTGAAAGATTTGCAATTGCATCAGACGGCTCTCTATCCACCCCAACGCTAGGAACAGATAACGTCCGCTTTGGTGAAAACGCAGGTAATAGCATTGCAAGCGGTGGTATTCGTAATGTTTTAATTGGTAAAAACGCAGGTACGGCAATTACTACAGGAGATTCTAATGTAGCTGTCGGATGGGAGGCT